GATGCCAATGGACAGCACGGGCTGTTTGCGGTGCAAGCCCAGACGCTTGGGGACCAACGGCAAGTGCAGCGGGCGTCCTTGGCGTTCCGGGTTCACGAAGCGATCCGGCTGGCGAATGCGACGGATGAGCAAGTGCTGGTCTGGTGCCATCTGAACGACGAATCCGCGGCGCTCGCGGCCGGCATTCGCGGGGCGGTCGAGGTCTGCGGGGCCGACAGTGACGCGCATAAAGAGAAGGCGATGCTCGACTTTCAGGCCGGCGCGGTGCGGGTGCTGGTCTCGAAAGCCTCGATCTGCGGCTTCGGGATGAACTTCCAGAACTGCCATCGCGTGCTCTTTGTCGGGTTGTCGCACAGTTACGAGCAGTTCTATCAAGCCATTCGGCGGTGCTGGCGCTTCGGCCAGACGCAACCTGTTGAGGCCCATATCATCTATGACTGGGCCGAAGGCGCGGTCATCGAGAACACGCGGCGCAAGGAAGCCGACGCCACGCGCATGGCGGAACAGATGGTGGAGATTATGCGGGCACAGACCCTCGTCCAACTGCAACAAGTCCAGCGGCAAGTGGCCGCGCACGTCACGAAGATCGAGACCGGCGACGGCTGGACGGCGCTGCTCGGGGATTGCGTGGATTCACTGGCGCAAGTGGACAGCGACAGTATCCACTACAGTATCTTCAGCCCGCCGTTTGCCTCGCTGTATACGTATTCCAACAGCGACCGGGATATGGGGAACTGCAAGACTGACGAGGAGTTTGATGTTCACTTTCAGTTCTTGGTGAAGCAGTTGTATCGGGTGCTGATGCCGGGACGACTCGTGAGTATTCACTGCATGAACCTGCCGCGGTCGAAGCAGCGCGACGGGTTTATCGGCGTGCGGGACTTCCGCGGGGATCTCATTCGACAATTCGAATCGGAAGGGTTTATTTTTCATTCAGAGGTGTGCATCTGGAAGGATCCGGTCACGGCGATGCAGCGCACGAAGGCCATTGGGTTGCTGCATAAGCAGGTCGTCAAAGACTCGGCGATGAGCCGTCAGGGCATCCCAGATTACCTCGTGACGATGCGCAAGCCTGGGGAGAATCCCGAACGCGTGGTTGGCGCCCTAGATAAATTCGTGGGCACGGATGGCCCGGCGATGGGCGTGGACCGGACGCGGAACAGCATCAACATCTGGCAGCGGTATGCCTCGCCGGTCTGGATGGATATCAATCCGTCCGACACGCTGCAATTCCGTAGCGCCAGAGAGAATGACGATGAGCGGCACATCTGCCCCTTGCAGCTCGATGTGATTCGCCGTGGGGTGCAGCTGTGGAGCAATCCCGGCGATCTGGTGCTCTCGCCGTTTATGGGCATTGCCTCTGAAGGCGTGGTGGCGCTGGAGATGGGGCGCACGTTTGTCGGCTGTGAACTCAAGCCCAGTTACTACGAGTGCGCGGTGCGGAATCTCCAACAGGCTGAGAAGGATGCGCTGAACGATTCGCGCACGTTGTTTGATGAGGCTGAACCGATCCCTGCTGGCGTCCGCACGGATCGCGGGGGGCTGGAACAACCCCCGTCAACAAACGCGGTAGATCCTGACGATGGGATAGTCGCAGGGGTTCAACGCGCGGCTAAATATCCGTCTTCAAAGAGGTTGTGATGCCGAGGACCCCCGCCCCGCTCACCGCCCCAACGTTTAACGACATATCTCAGCGATGGGAGGTATGGCACGCAGGCAACTGGTGCGGATTCGATTCGGAAGCCGATGCCCGCGCCTTCGTGGCGCTGCCCGCGCTGATCGATGCTCTGGTGCTTGCACGGTTTGTGAGTGGGGATTCGGCTATCCGTGAGGCGATCACGGCCGCGCTGACGGCGGCACAGGAGGAGGCGTGACGTGCCTCACGACCGGCACGGAGATCGGCAGCACGCACTGGTGGGGCGAGGCGGCCTGTGTCTGCACGTTCTGTGAATCCTACCGTCGTGCCCATCCCTCGCCGCCGCGTGTGCTGAAGGATCCATCGAATCGGGTGGGGGTCGTGGTGGCCGAACGCGGCGGTCCGCACGATCGCCTGTTTATTCTGTTCGATCCTGGCTATCGGCGTCCGCATGCGGTCGTTGAAGAGACCGCCGCCCTCGCGCAGGCCGACGGCCCCAAGGAGCAGCCATGAGCCGCACTGTCAGCAACCTACACGCGCCGCGTCTTAGGGACATGCACATTCAATCTGACGCTGACTTAATTGACGCGCTCATCATCACCTGCTCAATGCTGCGCGAAGTCGCGGAGGAGCCAACCGCGTTCGATGCTGACCAGAATGCGGCCATCATCGGATTTGCGAAGACGCTGGTAATTTATGCAGTGGAACGCACCTTAAAGCAGCGGGCGGGCACTGAGAGGACCGACCCATGAGCCCCGGGCTTGTCAATGCGCTGACATTCTTCGCCTACGGCCTTGGTGTCGCTGTGGGGTGGTTTATAGGCCGCGAACTAGAACGAGATAAGAGGTAGCTGATGTCTGAGTCCCGCCCCCCTGACGACACCCCGCCGCAAAGGAGTAGCGCATTGATTACTATTAAGCCGAGTCCGACCGCCGACACACGAACGTGTGATTTTGCCAACGTATCGAAGGAGACTCTGCTGGAAAGCTCTCGCCAGCACATTCGGGACATCCGAGAGGCCCATCAGTTCTTCAGCCGAAAGATCGCTGAAGCGATGCTTGCACACGATACCGACAAGATCACCGACATCGACAGTTTCCACGCGGATTTTGTGACGGGATTTAAGGCGACGGCGTGGTGGGACCGCCACCGGCCGTTGAACCGCCATCACCTCACCGCCCCAGATGGCATCCCTGCCGACGTGAACCTCATCGACGTGCTCGACTTCATCGCAGATTGCGTGATGTCCGGCATGGCTCGTAGCGGCAGTGTCTACCCGCTGCATCTTTCACCGGGCCTGTTGGAGTTGGCGTTTCAGAACACCATCACACTGCTCAAGTCTCAAGTGCAGGTTGAGCCATGACTAAGCCGCCCGTCGCCCCTGACGACACCCCCACACGCCTCCTCGCAGTAGATTGGCAACCGGAACTGACGCGGTTACGCGCCGAAGTCTCCCGTCTCCGCGAGGCGCTCGCTAAGTCTGAGCACAACGGAACGAACTGGATGATTGGCGCGGATCTGGATCATGAACGCGCTGAGAAGTTGGAGGCCGACGTCTCCCGTCTCCAGCAGGAGCGAGACAATCTCGGCGTGCTACTCAAGCGTGGCCTGGACATCATGGAAGAAGCGAAAGCAGAACGCGCTAAACTCCTAGAGGAGAACGCCTTACTCCGTCGCAGCCTGGAGATGCTGACGAAGCAGCTTGATGAGAAGGACGAGCGCATCACCGAATTGACGTTCACCATCATCCGGGCCAACAGTCCCGCATGACTCAGGTGTATACTTCGGTGCCGCATGTCTAAACATGCCCCCCGCGGCCCGGTGAAGGTGCATGAACCTGTGCAAACCGAGCACCCTTTGCAAAAGGCTTTGCTCGCGCCAGGGGCGCAGCGGTGCTCAGCCAAGTCGAAACGCTCACAAAAACCCTGCAATAACCCTGCGATTGCCGGCGGCTTCGTCTGCCGGATGCATGGCGGCTCAGCCCCTCAGGTCAAGATGGCGGCTCGAGAACGCCTCATGAACCTGCAGCCGTTAGCCATCCAAACCTTGCACAACCTGCTGCATCGGGAGGAGTTTCCGACCGTCCAACTCGGTGCCGCTAAGGATGTTTTGGACAGGACCGAAGGCAAGGCGGCTGAATCTTTAGCGATTACTGGGGCCGACGGTGGCCCATTGATCGTCAAATGGCAGGACTAGACTGCGCCTGTGGATGTGGCAGGCCCGCACCAGCCACGGGCCGGCGCTTCATCCACGGCCATAACCGGCGCAAAGTCGGCTCCAATACCTACGCCCAGCTCAGTAAGACGAAGGTGCCCGCAGGCACACGGTTAGTGCATCGGCTACGTGCCATCCAGGCGCTCGGGCGTCCGCTTCCGGCGAAGGCCGTGGTGCATCATGCGGACGGCTCACGCCGGCCTGATACGCCGCTCGCCATTCTTGAGAATCAGGCGGAACATCTGCGGCTGCATGCCAGACAGCGCGTGCTGGCGGCTGGCGGTAATCCGTGGGTCGAGCGCATTTGTGACAGATGCCGCCATTTGAAGCATTTCAGGGCGTTTTCAACTAAACCGAAGGCGTATTTGGGGCTGTCTGCGACGTGCCGCGATTGTGAGAATCGGCGGCGCCGGGAGGCTTATGCCGGTCTGCGTCATACCGTATAGGCCACGGTCTCAGCAGCGTCTGCTCCATCAGATGTGGGAAACGCATCGATTTAGCGTCTGCGTGGCGCATCGAAGAATGGGGAAGACTGTCGCGGCGGTGAACCATCTGATTAAGGGCGCCCTGCTCTGCGACAAGAAGAAGCCCCGCTGTGCCTATATCGCGCCGACCTTCACGCAAGGGAAGCAGGTGGCCTGGAATTACATTGAAGAGTTCGCGCATGCTGTGGATAACACGGTCTTTAATCAGTCGGAATTGCGGGCTGATTTCGAGACGGGCGCTCAGGTGCGGATCTTCGGGTCAGACAACCCGGACAGTTTGCGCGGGCTGTATTTCGATATGGTCGTGCTCGAT